AAGAAGTGTATCAGCTGGGAAAAGATTAAGCTCGCAGTCGACAAGGGCTTTGCTGATGAAGATCCTAACTCGCTCGAAAAGTATGTAGGCGACTACGTCTTTAATCCGGCCGGTGACAAGGGTGAAATTCCTCTTGGTGAACCGGTCGAAGTTCTTGAAGCTGGCACTGGCTTCATGATGATCCGTCGTAACACCTTCGAGAAGTTCCAGGAAGCTTATCCTCAGCAGATGTACAAGCCAGATCATGTTCGCACAGAACACTTCGATGGTTCGCGTGAGATCATGGCTTTCTTTGATACTCCTATCTGTGAAGATACCAAGCGCTATCTGTCAGAAGACTATATGTTCTGTCAGTGGACTCGTAAGGCTGGTATGAAGGTATGGTTCTGCCCATGGATGCAACTACAACACGTCGGCATGTATGTCTTCGGTGGTAGCCTTGTTGACTTGGCTCAGATTGGTGCTGCTGCAACTGCAGACGTTACACAGCTCAATAAAAAGAAGTGATTGACATTTATAAGCTATTGATTTATACTGCTTATAGTAAACATTATGGAGATGATTATGAAGTTTGATTCCAATACACTGCAAGTCCTCAAGAATTTCTCGGCCATCAACAAGAACATCATGTTCAAGCCCGGCAACGTGATTCGAACGATTTCGGATACTAAGTCGGTCATGGCCAAGTCGACCATCGGACAAGAAATTCCTCGAGGCTTCGGCATCTATGATCTGTCGCGATTCCTCGGTACTCTGTCTCTGTTCAACGATGCAGAACTGGATATCCAGGACTCGGTGGTTGAACTGCGTGAAGGTAAGAACAAGTTCAAGTACGCTCTGTCTGATGCATCGCTGATTATGGTTGCACCCGACAAGGACATCGTTCTTCCAGATCCTGAGATTGAATTCGTTCTGACTCAGGAAGCTCTGAACCAAGTGATGAAGGCTCTGAGCGTTTCTCAGCTTCCTCACATCGCTGTGACTGGTGATGGTTCGACAATCTATCTTCAGGCAATTGATGCTGAAGGCAAGACTCATGACGCATACAGCGTCGAGGTTGGCACCACTTCGGCTAACTTCCGCATGGTCTTCCGTGCAGATAATATCAAGCTGATTCCTGGTAACTATAACGTTCAGATCTCTGCCAAGGGACTTAGCCACTTCAAGGGCACGAACGTTGAGTACTGGATTGCTGTAGAATCTAGCTCTACTTATCAGGGCTAACAGTTGGTGACTGGCCACCATAAGAAGCCAGCGTGTAAGTGGCACCCTCTAGAAGTTAAACTTCGGGTGAAGCGGTCGATACGAAAAGGCGACGCCGGACCTCGTAACCGGCATCATTTGTGACGGAGATATATTATGCTTGCAAAGAAGCCATACCATCTAGCTGAATTTCATCAGGGTGGTAAGAGGGTCAACCTCTCTAAGGCCAGTCTCGGAGAGTTCTGTTATGAGGTTCTAAAGTGTGGTGCTGACATATATCAACTATGGGCATTCAGTCACCAACACCACAGGTCTGCAGTATATCCTGCTATCAAAGCTACCGATAAACAAGTTGCCTATTTACGAGAATTGGGCTATAATTTTATAGATCCTCCCACGATCAAATTGAATTGATGGAGATTATATTATGAACAATAATGATATCATATAGAGTATAACTCTATTGCTGATGCTAGTAGATCTACTGGCCATTCAACAAAATTCTTGAAAAAACATGGAGAACTTATATAATGAGTATTTTGACCCGTGATAATCCGCTTTGGGTAGAGCGCTATCGCCCAAAGACTGTTGCAGACACCATCCTTCCAGAAGATCTGAAGAAGGTATTCCAACAGTTCGTTGATCAAAAGAACATTCCAAATCTCATTCTCTCTGGTACGGCAGGTGTTGGTAAGACAACTGTCGCCAAAGCCATGTGTGAAGAACTTGGTTGCGATTATATCATCATCAACGGCTCGATGAATGGTAACATCGATACTCTACGTAATGACATCTCTCGTTTTGCCAGCTCAGTCTCTCTGTCTGGTGGACGTAAGATGGTAATCCTTGATGAGGCTGACTATCTCAATGCTCAGTCGACTCAGCCGGCTCTTCGTAACTTTATGGAAGAGTTCAGTGCCAACTGTGGCTTCATTCTGACTTGTAACTTTGTTGATCGTATCATCGAGCCTCTTCACTCTCGTTGTTCGGTTGTTAAGTTCAAGATTCGTAAATCAGAACTTCCGGAACTGGCAAAGCAGTTCCTTCGTCGTGTGTGTGGTATCCTAGACAATGAAAGTGTAACCTATGATAAAGCAGCTGTGGTCGAAGTTATCAAGAAGCATTTCCCTGACTGGCGTCGAGTTATCAACGAACTCCAACATTATTCTGCTACTGGATCTATTGATACCGGTATCCTTCGCAATTTTAGCGATGACTCTCTTAATAAGCTAATCGGTTACATGAAGGACAAGAACTTCACTGCAGTTCGCAAGTGGGTTGCCGAGTCCGACATGGATACCAATGAGTTCTTTCGTGCGTTCTATGATAAGGCAGAAAACTATATCGTAGCAGGCAGTGTTCCGATCCTGGTTCTTCATCTTGCCAAGTACCAATACCAGAATTCGTTCGCTGCTGATCCTGAAATCAATCTCGTTGCTTGCCTCACCGAGATCATGGCTGATTGTACGTTCTCATGAGTTGGTGGGATCGTTGGAAAAAGCGTAAGACGCTATGTCATGTGTGTGGTGTAAATCCACTTCCAAAAGATCCTGCCATCATCAGATTGAATGTACAGGATGGAACCGCAGAAATGTCAGTATGTAACGACTGCGCTGACTTCTTTGAACAATCGGCCGAAATTCTAAATCGAGGTAAGCGCGATGAACCCATTTGATTTTGTTACTTCGATCAATACGTCGAAGAAGAACCTAATGAAGGGAACTGAGAACGACGAACTTGCCGAAAAGACTTATAGTCCATGGCTCACTAACAAAGCTCTTTCATATTTTGCAGACACCATTCATGCTGCAAACATGATGAACTGTAACCATCATCTCGATCACAAGCTTCAATATTCTTTCTTGATAAATATTGTACGGCCCAGTAAACGGTTTTCCAAGTGGGTGAAGAAAGAAAAGGATGAAGATCTTGAAGCTATCATGGAACACTTCGGATACAACCGACAGAAAGCCAAGACTGCTCTCGAGCTCCTCACACCTGATCAGATAAAAACAATAAAGAAAAAGCTTGATAAGGGTGGGATAAAAAGATGAGTTTAATCGATAGTTTAGTTGAGGTGAGACTGGGTGAGGAAGACGATTTCCTGAAAGTACGTGAGACACTGACTCGTATTGGAGTAGCATCACGTAAGGATAGCACACTTTATCAGTCATGCCACATCCTGCATAAGCAGGGCAAGTACTATATTGTACACTTCAAGGAACTGTTTGCTCTTGATGGCAAGCCTTCGAATTTCTCAGATGAAGATAAAGGCCGCAGAAATACAATTGCTCAGTTGCTTTCAGACTGGGGATTGATTGCTATTGTAGAACCAGAAAAGATCAAAGATCCAGTGACTCCATTGAGTCAGATTAAGATTCTTCCATTTAAGGAAAAGGATCAATGGAATCTTGTGACTAAATACAATATCGGTCGAAAGAAATAAGCCATTCATTTTATTGAAAATTAAAATGCATCTGGGTGATTCCGGGTGCATTTTTTTATGTACATTATATCAAAGTTTTGATATACTAAAAATATAAGGAATGAAGGAATACGTAATGATTAGCAATCTCTGTGGTGGTGCTTTCGAACTCAAGACTGGTCGTCCTTGGACTCACGGCATCTCTCCTTTCCGTGAGCGCGAAGCTCTGAATCTCCGCTGGGAGCAGACCGGTCCTTGCAACGGTCGTTACTTCTTCGAGATCAATGGCATGCAATTCTCTGCCAAGAAGATTTCTCCTCGCATTGAAGGCATTCAACAGCACATTTCGTATTGACATTATTTTGAAAATATACTATACTAAGAATATAGGGAATGGAAAGGAAGATTGTTATGCTTACTCTTGCTGATATCAACACTATGACTAACTCGAAGGATGGTGACATCTTTTCGGATTGCTACAAGGATGTGCATGGCTTTCGTCCTCGCTATATTCGCTTCAATTCGATCGAGCATTTCGATGAATGCTATACGAATCTTTGCGCCGAGCTGAGCATGCAGATTGACGAAGATCGTGTTCGTCAGTCCGCTAACCTTGAGAAGTTTGTCGAGCGTATTCGTGAAACCATGGAGCTCTGCAATTGCGACAGTGCTCGTGCGTTGGAAATCATTGCCGATGCCGAGGGCGAGCTCGAAGAGTATAAGTGGTATGGACCCGAGCGCCTTGAATGGTGTTTTGATTTGAAGTTTGGTTCACTCAAGCAGTGGATGAATAATGGCAAGTGATCTATCAGCATGGTTGGACGATGATCCGATGGTGAACGAGGTTCAGACTCTGTCTGAAAAGATTCGTCAGCGTAGGATCCAGATGCTGGTTCACTCGTATCTCTATTATGTTCTCGACGAGAATGTGATTGACGATCACAAGTGGCAACAGTGGGCTGATGAATTGACTGAGCTTCAGAAGGAAAAGAAGGTAATAGGTTTCTATGATGAAGCCTTCTCAGATTGGTCTGGAGCCACCGGAACACACCTTCCATTTGATCCATGGGTAGTTCAAAGAGCAAAAAAATTATTGTCGCATAAAAATAGTGTTTGACATTTTTTTCAAAATGTACTATACTAAGAATATACGGAATGAAAGGAAACATCGTGACTATCTCTGAAATCGAAACCACTTATGCCGCTCCTGCCACTCAAAACGCCGTGGCCTATTGGGTTCCAATCGAACTTCGCGAAACGGTCCTCTCGGCCTATCGTGCCGCTGGGATTCCGGTCCGCATTCGTTTTCGTGGATCTCGAATCGCTTCGGTCGGCCGTGAAATGCCGCGGATTCCTTCGGCCGGTGGCTTCTATCGTCGTACTCGCAACCAGGCTAACCAGGATTGTCTCCTGGCTGACGCCACTCACTTCTCTGTCTATCGTCGAGGTTAATTATGTCTGAATCTAAGAATGTTTCGATCAATTTTCCGATTTTTGGAATCCTTGGTCTGATTTTTATTACACTGAAGCTGACCGGCCATATCACTTGGTCGTGGCTCTGGGTTCTGGGTCCTTTCTGGATTCCATTTGCAATTGCACTCGCAATTTTTATTGTTGTGTTTTTAGGTGCTCTTGTGGTTGACTTTTTTAGTCGCAAGTGATATATAGAATACTACGGAGGTGAATCATGGAAGTCGAACTGTTTACATTTCCGACTATGGAAGATCCGAAGGCTGTTGAAGTTACATTCTGCGAATTGCTAAACGCTCAGCGTCGTGGCGAATCGCTGCCTCTCGAGGCTTTGGATTGGATGGATACAGCAAACACTTGGTTGTTGGAGTCGAAGTAATGGATCTTTTTAAAAGTAAACCGAAAGAAGCAAAGGGTGGAACGTTTGCACCTGCAGACATGCCAGTCCTGAAGCGCGCTCTTTTCCATTATAAAACCATGCTCGTTATGACTTCTGAATCAGAACGAACCGCTGATGAAGAGCTGATGAAGGTCGCAAACCTCCTCCATCGAATAGGTCGTATCGCCTAATCAATTGCGCCCGTAGCTCATCTGGATAGAGCGCGAGACTTCTAATCTTGAGGCAGTAGGTTCGAGTCCTACCGGGCGCGCCATTTTTAAGGAAAATATCATGGGTTGGTTTGTTTTCGGTGTTGTGATCTTCTTGCTTAATCTCTACTATGGGATTAGGCACTATCAGAAAAGCGAGGTCAATTTTAGCGCTGCTTTTAGTTGGTTCGCAGTAGGCATTATGCTTCCTGGTATTATCATCCAGGCGGCGCAGTTATTTTAAACTCCTGTAGCTCAACGGTTAGAGCCGGCCGCTCATAACGGCTTGGTTGGGGGTTCGAGTCCCTCCAGGAGTACCAAGGGTCG